TGACTCGCACCAGGCGGCAATCGTTTCTTTGCGGGCCGCCTGACGCGCCAGCCGTTCCTTTTCGGCAAACTCCGCGGCCACTTTTTCACGGGTCGACCGTTCTGTTTCGGCAATCGCCTGCCGCTTGGCCGCCTCGATGTCCGCCTCCGTGAACTGCCCGCCGGACAGGGTCGCCGCCTGGCCAGGGCCGTCATCGGGCATCTTGCCGATGAAATCGTTGAAGGTCGCGATAAACTTCTGTTTGAACGTCATGTCATCCTCCTTTTCGGAATAGTTGGTTATGGTTTGCGCCACGTCGGCTTGCGCTTCCTGCTGGATTTCCTGCTTTTCCTTCGTGGCGGCGTCCGTGATTTCCTGGATCCGGTAGGCGCCGATGATGGCGTCGGCCTTTTCCACGCCTTCCTTCTCGATGAAATAATCCCTGATCCGGCCGAACAGGTCCGCGATGGATTGCCAGGCCCAGACGGTCTGGTAATCGGAAAACTCGAACGATGCCGCGGCCGCCTCGGAAAAGGCCAGGTCCGGGAGGCCTTTGACGGCCGGCGGCGCTGCGCCCAGAAACGCGACATGACGGAGCGTGCCGTCCGGATAAAAGGCCGCGGATCGCTTCTTAAAGCGGCCGGCCGCCACCATGTTCTCGAACGTCGGCTCGACCTGGCGGAACTTCGCCAGCAGCAGATCGCCCTGCTTTTTCAGGTCTTCCACCCAGCCGTAGGCCGGCGCGTTGTCCTTGGGGATGGCCGATGCAGGCCGGCGGTTCATGGGCGGCGGCGTTGAACGTCGCCAGAGCCCGGTCGATCAGGGCATTTCCATCATGTTCCCGGCCCTGGCTGTCGATCTGCCTGCCGCCCCGAAAAATGGGGATCCAGTCGTCAAACCCTTTGAAATCGATCATGCTTCACCTCGCTGCGATATAATCGTTGATTATGCCCATAATCTCCTCGCTGTTTACCGCGCTCACCCCCAGGAAGGGGCGGGCGGGAATCACCGATCCCGGATGACGCACGCGCCGAAACAGGCCATAGGGCGTTTTCAGCGCCTTTTTACGGATCGGGACGATGTCATGGGCGGATGTCCGTCCACCCAACTGATGAATGGCGGCATATTCCTTGTTCGTTCCGACCATCACGGCATTCCGGCCCATCATCTGGGCACGGATGGAGTCCCGCAAATGGCCCGACACCGTCAGGGTCCGGATGCGCTTTGGGTTGGGCGTTTTGGGCTCTTTCCACGGCGTTCCGTCGGGGGCCGGACCTCCGGCCTCGAAGCGGCGCTTGGTCTGTTCGACAATCCGATCGCCGATGGCCTTCAGGACGGGCGACAGATTCGACACCCGCGAGGAGATCTCCCGCAGCCTTTTCCGGATCGCGTCCGCGCCGTCCATTTTGATGACGATTTCAGGCATTTACTTTCCCCTTGACAACAGGCCTCGACATGTCCTAATAAGATCAGGATTTGTTGCCGCTGTTCGGCTACAGGCTGCCGACGCCGTCCGGCTCTCCGGATGATGAGCGATGCGGGATTGTCGCCCCGCCTGCGGTTCAACGAATCCTTTCATATTTTTTCACCACCTGCTTCATGGCCTTTTCCGTGGATGTCGCAAACAGGCTCAGCATATAATTCTCATCCTTGCTCTGCACCGTTTTCAAGGCGACCCGATATAGCTTTTCACCCTTCCGCAGATAGATAAGCCGTCCATCCGTCTGGCGATAGGCATCTCCGGATTCGATGATATCCGGCAGGTGCCGGAAATCATCGAGGCCAATATCGGGATGACTCTCCTTGTTTTTGGCCATCGTTCCTGGGGAAATCCAGATTGTTTGCGCATCGCTACCCAATACTGCCTGGGCATCGGGCGTCAGGACGGCCACGGGAAAATCATCCGGAATTTTTCCTTCATAAAACCGTTCAAATGTCGGACTGTGCAGATAATCCCCCATCCATTTCCGCGCGATATCGTTTGCCAGCGATTCAAATTTTCCGGTCAACCCGCGATAATTCCCGTCGGCCGCCTCGCCGACGTTGTATCCCCAGCCCTTGTCGATCCCGACGGGCTCACCCGTTTTCGGGTCGATCACGGATTCGGGCGCCGCGCCCTTGCCCGCCGTTTTCGCCGCCTCGTATTCCTTCCTCGTGGAGCCGTAAACACGGCATTTGCAACCCCAGCCGTTGGGCGGGTAATGCGTTTTCCACCAGGGATCGTCCGGCGGCAGCGTCAGGCCGTTCCAGGACAGATGCAGCGGTCGCGGAACGCGGCTGTCGCCGTGCTTGTAGGTCAGATAGGGCAGGGCCCGCAGCTGCTCCGGATCCGTCAGCTGTTTCCACCGGCCGACGGCATAGGCGGTCCGGATGTTCGTGGAGTAAATAATCTCGCTCCGCCAATTCCGGGATCCGTTGTAACTCCAGCCGTGTTTGGCGACGATGCTGTCGAAGTCCTTGCGGAACGCCTCCAGCGTTGTCCCGTTCGTGATGGCCGTGTCCACGGCAGTCCGGAAGTCGGTCAGCAGATCCGCCTTGTAGGCGCCCGCGACCATGAACCCCTTGGCGTGTTGATCCTTCCATAGGTCATTCCACTTGCGCGTCGGGATGTTCAGCTTGTTTTGAAAGAACACCTCCTGCTCCGCGAAGGGCAGGTTAAAAACCGTTAACAGATCCGGAGAGACATCATGCTCGGCGAATTTCAGGCTTTTTTTTTACCTTCCGTCTCCCGTGAGACCTCGTACCGCCCAGCCGCCTCGGCGATGAGCATGCCCCGAGCAATGATGGCGCCCAGATCCGCCGGATCCATCTGTCCGTACAGATCAATGATGCGATTCCGCAGATCATCCAGGTCGGCCGCCGTCTCGACCAGGCGTTGCAGCGGCGCCATGACGGCATCGGAGGCGGACAGGCTTCCCCTGCCCAAACGATCCGCTATAATATCCGCCGCATCCCCGGGAGCCTGAACGCCCTCGGAAAAGGAACCATCCGCAGGCGACGTTTCCGCCTTCAGCCGCGCCGGCGTATCGCCGCCTGCAACAGGTTGAAGACCTAATCGCTGGCGCACCTCATTCTTCGTCGGGATCTGATAGTCCAGATGATATTGATATATCTTCCCGCTGTCCACGACGACGGACGACGCAATCTCCTCGCCTTCCACGGGCTCCGGCCAACCATAGGTTTCGTAGAAATACCGTGCCGGTATCTTAACGCCGATATCGACCACGGCTTTCCTGTCGATCTCGATCTGCGCCTGCAAATCGGGCTTGGCGCCGGCGAAGGTCTTGATCTTCGGATAGGCCGCGACATTTGGAAAATTGTAGTCCACGATCCACTTGATCAGCGTATCGTTCAGGCAGCCGTCCAGGAGATCCGCGTCGGCCTCGATGATCTCCTGGCGGACGTCGTTATGGGTCTGCGAGGCGGCATACGATCCCTCCCCCTTG